GCAGAATATTTTTTATTCCAAGCAACATCATTTTTGAGAATGTTCGTAAATGAAGTAAATTCGGTTATCATCAGTTTGCCAGATTGATACGCTTTTAACGACCACTGGCAAACGTCAGATATAGATTTAAAATAATCCTTCCAGTTAACCTCTAGAAGATTTATTTTTTCTGGCATTCTTTGATTTTTTCATTTTCTTTTTCTTCGCCATTGATTACCCCTTCCTAAAATAGCCAGTGTGTCACACTGTGTAATAGGTAGAATGATACCAAAATAATTAAAATTTGTTTACCAGTTTCCCAACTAAAATAATGACCATAGTCATCAATCCAGTCTATTAGTTTATTAATGATTTTGTTTTTCATTATTTATCCTTTCTGAATTTGTCGGCAATCTTCTCGCCAGAACGTCCAACAACATACCCCCCAACACCAACTAAAACAATATTTAATAAACTGTTTTGCACACTTTCTGGAATGTTGGGTGCAGTAAATCCAAACCAATGTGCCACTACTAAACCTGCAAAGACTAACATTAATAATGGTCGCCAGTTTCTTTGTAACCAACCACCCTTTGCTTCAGCAGTAATGATTTGTGCCTGTGCTTCTAATTCTTTTAATTGACCAGATAATAATTGTTGTTGAATAGATTGTTTTATTTTTTCTGCTTCTGCTTTGTTGTCTATGGTCTTATCAATGGTGTTAAATAAAGTTTTGACCATAGGTGCAACTGCTCCTAATATTCCTAACATTATGCGTCCCTCATTCTTTCACTTAATTTTGTAATTCTATTTACAATTCCTCTAACAGAACTACGACCTAATTTACTATCTAACATTTCTTCTGATGCTGTTAAATAATCATTTTCTTGTAATGCTTTTCTCATACGTTTGAAACCTAATAAACGTGGCAATCCAATCCAAAAAGATAATTCCACAACTACTAAAAATGCTTCTTCACTAATTGAATGTTCATCAATAAATACTCTTGCTCCGTCAATCGCAATATTTACATCTTGTTTAAATATCTCTATTGCTTCATCTTCTGAGTATTTTCTATTGGGGTCAAAATCTTTTAATTCATCTTGAGTTACAAGATGACCATAACAAATCGTCCACAACCCTGCTGTGTCTTTGTAAGGAATATGATAACCGTTTTTTTTGTTGCTACCCTCGTGTTCTAAGATAGACGCACATAATTTATCAATGTCCATATTTCTTAATTAACCTTTCTAAATACCATTTTGCTTTTTGTAAATCCTCTAAACCATTCTTTGCTTTATGTCTTACCACATATTTGATGACGTTTCCCTCAAAATAATTTAGGTCATATTCATCTATGAAATCGGAAACTTCAATATTTTTTCTGTAATAACTGGGGTTTATTTTATCTGACATTTGTTCCTCCTAATCTAGAACTTCATTTAAAATTTTTGTCACTATATTATTATTTTCATATTTTATCAATTCACAGGTTTTATTCTCATAAACATATAGGAAATTAACACCTAGTTTTTTTTGTTCTTCTGATAATACTCTGCGAATAGTTGTGCCTCTTTTTTCACCTGTTTTTCTAATACTCGCAGTTTTTACATCTACTAATAAAATTTCGCCTGTATCTGGATTAATGGCTATTAAATCTACTGGTGATTGAACGGATTTTTTAGAATAAACAATATATCCTATTTTGGTTAAATAATATTCAGCAATTAATTCAGACGCTACGCCTTTTTGCTGTTTCTCGTCCATAGGGACAACTTTCTACAATGTTTGATAATTGGTTGCATCTACACAGGCAAATCTGTATTTGCGAATATCATATTCTTTCATTAAGAAATGTAGTTCAGTTCCTTGCTTTTCGCAATCCTTTAAAGAAGTGTGTTTTTGATTAACAGAGATACAAACTGAATTGTAGCAAAAATATCCCACAAGGAATATTGCCTTTAAGGTCACTTAACAGCACCAATCAATTTTACAAATCCCACAAGGATAGCAACCACTGTTCCAATGATGACTAAAACTTTTAATCCCCCTTTAGCCATATTGATTGATTTATCTAAATCTTCAATTTTATTATTTGCGTTTTCTAAACCTTCTTGAAGGTGGTCAATTTTTTCTTCCATAACGGTTAGTTTGGTAATAAGTACTTCTACCTTTTCACCAATCTCTAACTTCGTCATATTAGCCATTATGCACCAAGTTCGCCTAACTTTACTTGTGCTTGTTTGTCAAATGTTTCTATTAGTTCTTTGTCCTTCTTAATTTTCTCTTGATATTCTGCTAATTCTTTTTGCGTTTTAATCACATCATCAAATGTCATAGTCATCATTTGTTTTCTGATTTCAGCATTTCTTTCGTGTGCTTTTTCTAATCTATCTAATAAGAACTGATTATGTGTTCTTACTTCTCTTAATTCTTTTTTCGCTTTTCTTAACTGACTTTCTACTTCTTTTAATGTAGCCATAATTCCTCCTTATTTTGCCATAGCATCTTGGTCTAATAACCAAGATATTCGGTCTAACTGTTTACGCATCTTATCATAATCTTCGTGCATTTCTACAATACGCTTAATATCTCTTTCATTGTTGGCTATTCTGCTATCCATTTTAGATATAAACCATACTAGCGACACAGATTGCACTGCAATCGCTAAGATAATTCCTATGGTTTTGCTATCTAACTGCATTATTCTTTTTTGGATAGTTCTTTGAATTTATTGATATAGACATCAGATAGAATATCTAAGTCTGCTAATTGAGATTGTAAGTTATTTTTTGATTGTTGAATTTGAGCAAGTTTATTAACAAGTGCTACTTGCTCCTCGTTCATTTCTTCTTTTTTATATTGTGTTCCGTCAATAGTAATATCTGACATTACCACTCCTTTGTTTTAATTACCTTCAAGAATAGATACTCTTGCTTTTAAGTTATCTATTTCTGTTAATGCTTCTTTTAATGAAGCAGTCAGTAAAGGTACTAATTTAGATTGGTCTATGCCTTGATATTTAGGAATTGTATTACCTTCATCGTCAAGTTTATTATCACCTACTGATACACCTTCTGGTAATTCTTCGCCTTCTTTCCAAACTTCTACTTCATCTTTTGTTCCTGTGACTGCTTCAGGCACAATAGATTGAACTTCGTGTGCGATAAATCCGTCTTGTGTAGCCGTATCAGATTCTTGAGAAATCCAAGAAAATCTTTTTGGTTGTAATTGTTTTACTCTTGTCGTTGCATCTGATAAATCAATGACATTTTCTTTCATACGATAGTCAGATGTAGTGTTATAGTTTACGGAGTCAGCAGTACCATTTCTTGTAATACTTCCTATCCCAGTGGTAGAAGAACGATTAAATTGAATAAAACCAGTACCATTGGCATTCGCTTCTGATGCCATAAATAAACCAGCATCTGATGCACCATCATATCTCATTTGATATTTCCAAGAAGCATTTAAAACTGAATTAGTACCAGTAGTGCTAAATAACGCTCTGCCATTACTTTCTATACGCATTTTTTCTGTGTTATTCGTATAAAATAAAGTGTCAGTGTTTGTGCCACCTACAAAAAATTGGTCTGAACTTAAACCTAACCACGCTTTTTTGGTATTAGCATCAGTTTCACTTAAAATTATAAGAGGTCTTGTACCACTAACATCTAAAACTGGAGATGAAAGACCTGAAAAAGAACTTCCATCTGGACTAGCTGTGCCAATACCGACATTTTCTGAACTATCAATCGTAATGGCAGTACTTGTAGCATTATCATCAATGCCTAATGAAGTTAAATTTCCAGTGGCAGTTACATTTCCTGTAATATTAATATTTCCTGTTCCTGTAATGTCATTGGAATTGAGGTCTAGATTGCCACCAAGTTGAGGGGTTGTGTCATCTACTACATCACCACCAACACCTGTTAAAGATGAACCATCACCACTAAATGAAGTAGCAGTGACTGTTCCTGTGATATTTATGTTTCCAGTTCCTGTAATATCTGAACTATTTAAATCTAAGTTTCCACCAAGTTGGGGTGATAAATCATTTAATAATTCAGTAGATACAGTAGAGTCAATAAAATTAATTGTATTAGCTGAAGTATCTACATCTGCAACAGTAATATCATCAGTACCATCAAAAAATTTAATGGTAAGAGAATTACTACCTGCATTGGTTGTATCTAACCAAATTGTTCCTGTAGTTGCACTTGCAGGTCTTGAAGTTCCAGAGTGCATTGAATTTAATGCGTTTAAAGTATCGTTTAAATTGCTTCTAAAAGTTCCAAAAGCAACATTATCTATAGTAATTTGGGTGACTTGTGACATTGATTTTTAATACCTCATATTTAAGGTGATTTCAACCCATAACTATTTGCTTGATAGTCAAATGTTCTTGAGATAGCGACATCACTAGAATTATAAAATGTAATATCAAATCCATCAGTGCTTTTATTAGTAACAACAAAATAATCACCTGTTGCCATATCTTGACCTGTCACATTAACATTTGGACTTGCATAGAATGGATTTGTAAAGGTCACGTTATAAGTTCCTGCACCACTAGTTATATCATCACCTGTTTCAGTTCTTTTTTGTAGATTTAAAGATACAGTTAATCCTTTAACTAATGCTCTAGATTGATTATTTAATGAGATTAATCTTGCTCTAAACTTAAAATATTTACCTTTAAATGTTCCCTGTTGTGCGACTGAGGTAAATGTAGATATATCATCTAAACTTGTTTCACTAGCACCAATCTGGATATTTGTACCTGCATTTGTAGGTAGATTTCCGTCAAATGGTGCTTTCGCATTTTCAAATAAATCTTCACCTCTGCCAAAATCAAATAAATCGTATGGGTCATCAGATACCATATCTAATTGAATTTTAAATGTAGCATCAAAAACAAAAGGTAAAGTAAATGTAGAACTAAAATCATAAAATCCACTGCTTATGATATTTTTATCAATACCACCTGTTTCAAATACATAACCAGAAGGCACAGCATCAAACAATCCTGTCTTTTCATCAAAGGTGCTAATCGTATCTAAGGTAATAACATTATCACCAGATGCCAATCCTGTTTCTGTTCTTTTAAAAGTATTAGTAAATGTTCCTGCAAAATTAGGGTGTTCAGATATAGTATCCAATAATTGATAACCTTGTGCAGTGACATTTGAAGATACAATCAAAGCAGGTTCTAAACTTTCATTACCTAGTTTATCTATTGCTTTAATTCCTAAAGTAAATGGTGGGTCAATTTTATTTAAGATAATACTGTTTGCACTTCTTCTCGGTACACGAACTAAATCAGTAGAATTAAACCAAGAATAACCACTAGATACTTTTTGATAACGTATTTCATAACTTTCAACATCAAGGTCTGCAACAGGCAACCAAGATAATTGCATCTGGTCACTTCCTATTAATGAAATTGAAAATTCATCTACATTTGCAGGTGGTAATGTTGCACCAATAACTTTATGCGTTCCTGTGACATAGGTAGATTTAACACCAATACTGTTAATTGCTCTTGCTCTTACTTCATAAGTAGCACCATCAATCGCATTTAATAATTGATATTCTAATGCCTTACCTTGAGATACTAATCTAAAATCATCTACTACTGCATTTCCGTCTTTGTCTAAAGTCTGTTTGACCTCAATCTCAAAATCATCAACAAAGGCATCTGGTGAATCACCAACAGTAATTAACAATCGTGTAATAACTGTACCGTCATTATATTCTACTAAATCATCACCCAATGTTAATGAAGCAGGTGGTTGAACTGTAAATGGATTAGGTAAATTAGTGTCTGGTATTACAGCTACTTGGTTTTTTTCATCAAAGGTGTACCAACTATCTTGATGCTCAATTAAGTTTAATAAAACGGTAAAGTCTGGATTGATTGCCATTCCCACAATTCTGAATGGTTTAGAACTAAATCCGACTAAATCGTAATCTAAATTAATTATATCACCTATAGCTAAATCTAATGCTTCATAATTAGCTAAACATTCAACAGTCAAATTATTTCTACTTCTTTCAAGGATAATTTCAGCAAATTCTATCGCTTGATATGGATTAGTAATGGTGGGAATTGTAATAGTAGTTTCTTGTAAAAATCCGTCATCAGCAGTTTTTAATGTTTGATGTTCTGCATCTGTTTCTGGATAAACAACAGTATCGTTCTGCCAATCTTTATCTGGTGAAACATAATCTACTAATACTCTATTGTATTTTTCATTTTTCTTTTCAGAATTTATTTTTAAACCACCAATAATATTATTTTCATCTAAAGTGACTGATGCAGTTCCTGTATTTTCAATAATTAATTTATATTTACCTTGAGTATAGGGTAAGAAACCTCGCATACCTTTTAAAAGAACTTTGACGTTTTGCATTAATTTTTTAGACGTATCTAAATAAGCATTACAATCAAAAAGATTAATTGTTGACGCACCAGAATAAGGTGTCACTTGTGTTTCGGCTATTTGACTAGAATCATAAAAACTTTGTAAATTTATATCACTAACATCAATTCCTTTTCCGTATCTAGTGTTAGTTAAATAATCTAATAAACACCAAGCAGGATTTGACGAATGAGCAGGGGATTGAGCAACTAAACTAGCATTATAACTAACTACTTTTCTTCCTTGTACTTCTGCTTGAATTTTAGGAATACCTGTATATTTATCTGCGTCCCATTCAAAACGGAAAGCAATATAACATAATCCAGATAATTTATGATTGGAAGTCCAATTACTTAAAGTAGTCAATAACGAAGATGCTGATTGTCCGTCAGTGCCATAAAAGGTTTGCATCTGAATAGTGCTACCAAAACGACTATCATTTGATGTGACTGTTCCACCGTCAGTAAATCCACTATCAAAAGTGACTTCATCATCTTCAACATAGATATTTGTAATCGCATTTATTTCGCCTTCACATAATACGATTGCTCCATAAAGATATTGATTATCATTTCCAGAAACTTCTAAAAATACACGAGTACCACCAACCCTTCTTGTTCCGTAAACAATAGGAATATAAGCATTATTAGATTGTTTGTTTATTAATGCACCTTGTGCTTGTTGGTCACCTTGGTCATAATCTGGAATATCTGGTATATTAAATGGGTCACGTATCCAACCTATAAAATCTTGTACTGCACCAACAACACCTGTGACAATATCTTGAATGCCATTAACTATCGCACTAAATGGATTCCAACCCATTATTTTCTACCCCATAAAATATCTTTGACTGTTAATGATGCAAATTCCATTCCTTCATCTGTTGAGAAATAAACTTGTTGGCTACCTGTATTTGTTTTACGACCTGCTACTCTACTAAAATCTGCAAAATGAGAAGTACAATTTAAACCTAAAATTCCATTTTTAGTATCTATGGCAAAACTTTCTACAAATCCTTTATTATAATTGAATGTATCAATAATTGCATCTGTACTGTCTAAGAAAGCAATATCAATGGTGACTTCATCATTAGATACATTGTTATTTAAAACAATAGATGTGTAAGCACTATCTACTGCTGATAATCTAATAGAAAAACTAGATACATTTATTTGGGAACTTTCTGAATTATTGGTTATCTGTAATAGATGAGAACTAGCAGTATAAGTATTACCATTATGAGATAAATCTTTATAATGATTGGTTAATCTAACAGGAGTAGGAAATAATATTTCTAGTAAGATAACAGGTTTAATAGACTGATTATCTAATTCATTCTTTAAGGCAGTGGATAATCCTCTAGCCATTACAACGCCTCTATGAAATCAACTTCAAATCTATATAAATCTAAATCCCCTGTGTTAAACTCTTGAACATCATTTGTTAGTCTAACTGTAAATTCTACTCCGTCATAAGTGACACTTTCTGTATTAGTTAATGCACTTCTTAAAGGTGGTTCTATTGTAATAGTAGCATCAGTAGAACTATCGCCTGTTGCATCTTCTACAACCATATAGACTTTGGAATGTCCACTAAACTTTACAAAATCACCTGCCTTAAGTGTGCCTGTTATTCCTGTTATATCAATGGTGGTATCACCTGCTGAATGGCTACCACT